CCTGCGAGCCATTCGTAGTGGCCGCTGGCGACGTTGTAATAGACCTGCAATTTAACTCCAGACGCGAAGTGATAGCCGGAACCGATAAGGCCGGGATCGTAAACCGTGATCGACGACCCGGCGCTTTCGTCGTATTTGGTGATCGTCGCCGCCGCACTAGAATTGTGGCTTAAGGTTGCTGTCAATGCACAACGCAACGGCGGTGCGTTGTCGATGCGTACCCAGTTCGTCGATTTGCTCGAATGGTCGCGGGCCGCGATAGTACCGCTGCGGTTGCTAAACGCAATCGTGATTTTCGATCCACTTTTGACGTAGGACATCGGGGCTGGATTCCAGTAGGTTTGATCGTCGGCACCAGCTTCGCTCGGCGTCATTGTGCCGTAGCCGTCCACGTTGCAATCATTGGACGCAACGCCGTCAATGAATCGCTCGCTATCAAAGAATCGCGGAGCCTTGCCGGGCGTGTCGAGGTTCCCGTAGATCGCTTCTAGGCGACGAACCGCCGCCGCGATCTTCGCGCCAGCCGCCGCTGTGAACCAAATGCGGTCGTCCGCCATTTACAACCCCAGCGTGCGGAAATTGAGAGACTTGTACCCGACGAACGTCTGCGTATACGGCGTGCCGCTCGATGATATTTTCAGGCCGCTGGCATCGAGGAACGACTCGCCGGGAATCACGCAACCGCGTTCGTCTTTGATTGGCTCGGGTGTGACACCGTTGCCCTCGTCGAACGACCGCGATCCTTTGGCAAGCAGCTTGATTTCCCAGCCTTCCCGGCGCAACTGCAAATCGTAAACCACCGTGTAATACTGGATCGAGCCGCCCCATATTTGTGGATCGCCGGCTGTGATAGATTTGATTTTGAGAGTCTTTGCGGCATAGGTCCGATTGTTGATCGTGACGGTCGTCGAGTTCATCGCATTCTGGTAGGTTTCCATGATGGTATCGGGCGCGGTCGGTTCGTTGCGGGTGACGCGGATGTCGGGCCGCGAATCGTCAACCATCACCGGCTCGGAATAGAAATCGCCGGCCGGGTTTCGAATGTAAACGTCGTTCAGATCCTTTTCTAATACGCTCTGGAATAGTTCGGATGGATAGGAATACTTGGGCGGCATTGACAGCGGATTGATGTCGAACCCGCCTTCGCTGACAAAACTTTTGAAGTCCAAGTCAACGTCAAAAAGGTGGTAATGCTCGATGCCGCGCTGCTTCGCGGTTCGCCGGTTGCAATAGACCAAATCCATCCGCGAGGAGTTGTAGCGGTAGCCGTCGCCGATCTGCGGCAGGCCAGCTAATCCAAGCGCGTCCGGCGGTCCTTTGCGATTCGCAACCGTGTCGGTAACATCGAACTGGACTTGTAGCTGCATCTTGGCGGTGACGTTTAGCTTTTCATCCTCAGTGACTTCCGACGAGATGTAGCGGATTTCGGTCGCCATCAGAGGTTCACCACCTGCGTCCCAAGGAAGGCGTCGACCATGCGTGCTTGGTTTTGGTCAATGCTCTTTTGTAAGTTGGTCTGCTTGACAGATTCCTTGAACACGTCCTTGATTGAATCGCCGCCTCGGCCTTGGTTGCGGATTTGCGCCATTGCTGAGAACGCGCCCGCGGTCCCCATTACGGCAAGCGACGGACTGCTGACGGCTTGCTGTTGCTGCGAGCCTTGCAGGTCGCGATAGCTGGCCGCTTTGGCGGCGTCGAATGTATCTTTGGAAATCACGCCCGCACGGAACTGGCGTTCCAGGTCCGCGTTTTCTTTCTTAAACTTCTCCATTGGCGACATAAATTTTTCGGTCGTCGCCTTGCCGGCTTCGCGGAGCTTGTCGGCTAATGGCGAGAAGGCTTTCGCGATTGCCGAACCAGCCTCGACGCCTTTGGATTTGAGCGCGTCGAATGATTTGAAAAGGCCACCGAACACCTGCTCAGTGATGGTCGATTTAGCCAACTGTGAAACCACATCTTTTGCGGCAGCGGTCGCCGTGTCAACGATGGACTGAGACCATCGCGGGGCTTTGTCGGCATCGTTGGCGGCAACGCGGGAATTAAGAGCCAGCGAGTTGCCAGCATTCGCGACTGCCATTCCTGCCCCGCGCATATCGCCGATGCCAAGTGTTTTCGCAAGACCGCTATTTCCGACTTGGTTCATCATTGAACCGACGCCGGCCATGATTTCGCCGAGCTTGACGCCGACTCTCAGTAATGCGGCGTAGAAGATTTGCGCGGCATCGACCGCCGAAATTATTCCGTTGACGATTACTTTCGCGAAGTCCTGCCCCGACGTTGCAATGAACGCCGTGATTGACTTGTTGAGTTGCTCGATGAACGGAGCCAAGCCAATCGTGATCGTGTTGCCGACTCCGGCAATCGAACCTTTGAGCCGAGTAAATGCATCGTTGGCCGCTTCGACTTTGGCAGCGTCAAGTCGGCTAAACGTCATGCCGAGTGCGGCCGCTTCCTTCATGGCTTCGCGGATCGACTTGCCGCCAGACATCATCGTGTTTGTGAGTTGCTGCCCGGATCGGCCGAACAATTCAAACATGACCTGCGCACGCTTCGTTGGGTCCGGAATCTTTTCAACGGCGTCGGCGATTTGCATAAATGTCTCGCCGATATTCTGCTGCGAAATGTCGCGCATATTCAGGCCAAGACCTTTAAGCACGTCGATGGTTTTGCCACCATCCTCATTGGCGACGCCGATGTTCTTTTGCAGCTTTTCAAGCATGCCGCCGAACTCTTCATTTGCGACGCCGGCCAGGTCCGCCGCGTGAGCCATGCCGACATACGCCTCAGTCGTAATGCCAAGGCGGTCGGAGAGTTTCGCAACAGTGTCGATTGCTCCCGCTTGTGCGGTCGCAATGTTCTTAATACTACCGACAAGCCCCTCGACGGAAATCGTTGGAACAATCGACGTGCCGATTGATTTGATCGAGCCAACGATAGATTTTGCCATCGCAGCAATCGAGCCGGCCGCCTTGTTCGCGCCCGACACGACCGCCGCCGTGCCCATCCGCAGGTCGATATTGATTGTCCCGACTGTCGGCATTAACTACCCTTTGCGATGACTTCGAAACTGCGAATCAGTTCCTCTTGCGTTTTCTCCGGCCGCTTAATGAACGGCGTAAACGAGTGATGGTCGGGAACGCTTGCCCCCTTTCCGATGTGCGGCATTAGGACGCAACGGCATAACTCCGCGATCATCATGTCGGCCCGGTATTCCCCCCACGGCGACAGGTTGTACATCGCCTGCATTTCCGCAATCTGACGCGACGAATAACGCTCGATGACTTCATCTGTTGAGCAATTAAACCACGTTCGACCGAGGAACCCGCAGAACGTCCGCCACGGGTTCGACGCTAGTTTTTTTCCAGTTCCTCAACGTCCTTTTGGGTAAACCCGGACAACCGCCCGGCAACCGCGAACACCTTGTCAAGCGTGCCCGCGTCAGCCTTGCCGAGTTCGGCGGCGTCCTTCGAATTAAATAGTCGCTGGCCAGATTCGTCGCAGCAGCACCAGGCCACAATGCGGGCGCGAACGCCGATCAAAGGGTTGTCGCCGAGTTCCTTAATCGCTCCGGTTTCGACTTCGAACTCGTCGCGTTCGGTGCCGGACAACGCCCGGACGAACACGATCCCGCCCCATGCCTCGACGGCTTCGCGGGGAAGGTCGTTTTTCGACTTCGGCAACGCCGACAGAATTTGCTCTTTGGTCAATGCCATTGCTGCGAATTAGCTCCCTACGGTTTCAGTGAAGTCGCCGGACGGCGTGAACTCCACGCTACCCTCGACCAGTTGCCCAAGCGTGTGCGTGTCGCCGATGTCGGTGATGCACGCCGTACATGCGTAGGACTTCGCGGACGAGCGCCCGATTGCAATGGGGTAAGTGATCGTCAGCGTCGTCTGTGCGGCCTTGATAAGCGTCTGGTAAGCGTCGGTGTCGTTGGTTCGATACTTGACGGTGAACGGCTTGCCCATCGAAAACGGCGACGGCGTATTCGTTTTGAGCGTCGTCGTGCCTTGATGGGTGGTATCAAGGACTTCGCGATTGAAGCCGGCTCCGGTGATGTCCAGAATGCGGGCGGTGAAGCCAGAATAGGTGACCGTCATTCCGGCGGATTTGATTTCGACTGCGGATGCTGCCATTGTTAATCTCCTTCTTCGTGGTCAATTTGCAGATTCACCAAAACGTAGTGGTAGCCCTGTTTGCCGGCATCGTCGGGCGGTTCAAATTCGTCGCTTGCGCCGGTGATTTTCAATTCCAGAATGCGAATGTTTTGAATCTTGAAAATGCGGCCCGAGCCGATTTCCTTTTGGATGACGCGGAGTTCTTTTCTGATCGCTTCCCATAGGGCTTTGGTTTCGTCGTAGATTCGTGAGTAGCACCGCAGTTCCATCGTTCGGCCAACGTGCGATTCCGGCCCGGATTGATCTAGTGCGTCGTCGCGGTCTTCGCTGGTTGTCTCAAATGTCACCGCCGGATATGCGGTCTGTTGCGGCACAATCACGCCGTACCATCGGAACGGGTGCGCGTTATCCGAGCCGTCGCCAATCAGCGCCGTAACCGCCGGGCGGGATTGCATCCAAGTTCGGAACGCGGCCTCGAACACTATGCCCCCCTTGCGGTCATCAGCCGTTCAATTTTCAGCCAAGTCGCATCGACCGCGACATTGATTGCCGCCTGACCATTCGACTGGAAGGCGCGTTTTAGAAACGCACGGCCGGCGAACTTTCGCGGACCTTTTTTCACGCCGTATTCGACGATGGCGGGGTAGTACCATTTCGATGCCTGCGGTATTCCCATGCGGTCGCGTTTGGCTAGCTTGAGAAGCATCGTCGCGGTATTGCGGTCGCCGAATCGCCCGCGTCCAATCTGAAAGCCTTTTGATTTGAGCGTGCCGCCTGTGTGCTTGTAGGTGGTTGTGCCGCTCAGAAACGCCTTGCGTTTCGCGACTTTCCGCGTGTAGTCCTTGCCGACGGGTGCGTTTGCCTGCGCGACCTTTTTGAGCATCGCAGCACCGCGGCGAAGCCCAAAGGTTGCGGCTTTCTTCGCTTCGCCCTTTTCGAGAGACTTCAATTTGCGATCCAATGCCCGCAATTCCTCGAAGCACTTGGGGTCAAGCGTGATAAGTTGCTCGCTCATGCCGCCACCGTCTCTTTGCACATCAAATGCAGGAACACTTTTCGCGAGTCCTCGTCGATGATTGATTCGATTTCAAGTACCGCGCCATCGGTCACGATTCGATAGACCGGTTTCGGTTCGAGCGAGGCGTCGTATCGAATATCGACGCGATGTGTAACCTCCGGTGTAACCGCTTGCGCCGTGAATCGTTCGCGACCCGATAGCGGCACGACGTTGGCCCAGCGGACGCCAAGCGAAACCCAATTCGGCGCTTGCTGTGTACCGCTTGCGGCCGGTATTCCGTGATTTGCGTCCCGCTGAACATCCACGCGGTCGCGGAGTTCGCCGGGTTCAATCGAGATCATGCGAGGGCGACTCCAGTATTGACAATGTTGAGCCGCATGCGTGACGTAGTGATTGCGTAGCCGAGGACCGCGCCATACCACCCGCTCGCGGTATCGGACATCGGATTGATTGATCCGGCAACCGATCCGACGACATACCAGACGTTGGTTGTCAGGATCGCTCCGAAGTCCAAGTCGCCGGCGATCTGATAGCTGACAATCTGCCCGGTCAACGCGGGCGCGAGTGCGATGCCAACGGTGGTGTATGCCGGGCTTGCGGCATTCGCATCGGCGAGTCCAATCGTGCCATCGGATAGCCGGTAGACCGACTGGCCTTGCAGGATCGCAACGGCCGCAACGCCCGTCAGGACGTTGTAATTTGTCGATGCTGTCACCGGCAAAACATTTGCAACGGTAATCGAGAGCGCAGCCATTTGATTCTCCTAGTAGTATTGCCCGGTTGACTCAGCACGCAGCAACGACTCGACAGCCATTGGAACCGTGGAATACGGCTTGTCCGACACCGCCCTGCGGGTTTCGAACCAATGCGATGCCAGCATTTTGATTGCGGTTTTGATCGAACTTGGAACCGCTGCAGCCGTTGCATATCCGGCCGTGAACGCAATCGAAATCGCATTGGCGCGGGCGAACGTCACCGGCCAAATGTTGTACGGCACCAGATAGATTCGACCGGGCCGCGATGTCGTATCCGCCGCGTAGTAGGTCGCGTCGAACGTCTGATCGGCATTGAGCGAATCGGCGTAGGTAATCGACTGAACCGACACCAACGGCGGGCGCGGCACGACGAGGAAGTCCTCTTTGCCGCCGTAGCCGAACCGCTCGCCCCAGCGTTGCCACAATTGGCCTTCCCGCTGGCCGAAAGAATCGAGCTTCCACACGTATGTTGCGGCAATCAATTGCAGCCCGGTAACAGTTTCGGCGTATTGCCGGGCCGCTTTTCCAAGATCGGAAATCAAGTCGTCTTCGGCGTTGTTCTCAAAGCGCAAATGCGCCTTGAGTTCGCCCAACGACACCGGCTCGCTTCCGGTGATTGTCGGTTCCGAGAGTGCCATAGATCGCCCTCTCGATTACGTGTCGGCCACAGGGTCGATGATTCCGGATTTGTCGATAGCGTTAGTGACGAGGTTGTTGAACGAGTAGCACCCCGGCATATCGTTGACCGTGGTATTCGCCGCAACGTCGGTGCCGATTCGGTTGTCGCAGACCATGCCAGTCGTGCCACTAGTGGAAAGGAACGCCGACAGCAGCGAAGCTGAATAGCCGGTCATGTGAACGATGTTTCTGGCAATCACTACATTGACGGATTGAGTCGTCACGGCCACCACAACGCCAGAGGTTGCCGAGTCGTTCAGCTTCAGCCGGAAATCGTTGTCGATGACCGTGTAGCGATCCGCACCCGTCATCGTCAGCCACGGTTGAGCTGATGCCGCCTGCGTTTGCTGGACGTGCTTGCAATTTTTGACAACCAGGTCGGTGCTTGCCGCCGTGGTCAACAGGAATTTGATCGCCTGGCACGACGGGGTTTCAAAGTAGTCGACCGCATCGAGCGTCAGGTGAGCCGCCGACGAACTGAACAGCACGACAACTTCGTCAATCGACGCCGTGCAACGGATATTTCGGATCGTGACGTTGGCGGCGGTAATCGTCCACGTCGATGCCGTGGCCGACCAGCTAAACGTCGGGCGATTCGATCCGACGCCGAGGCCGGTGATCGTAATTCCCGCCGTTCCAATCGCAATGCCAGCCGCCGCCGAGATGGTTTCCGCGTGGCCGGGCATCAGATAGATTCTGTCGCCCTTCGATGGCGTGCATGCCGCGACAGCTTGCGCCAAAGTTGCGAACGGGCTTGCCGGAGTTCGCCCCGTGTTGGTGCTTGCGCCGGTCGCCGAGTCAACAAAGAACGATGTGCCGGTCGTCGAGGAAAAGTCGAGGAACATCAATTGTCCGCCGACTTGGTTCCTTGTGCCGCAAATGCCGTCTGCCATGATTTGTCACCTTTCGATTTTCAGAGTGTCAGTCGGGCGTCACTTACGGGATCGAGGTCAATTGCTGCGGAGCGTATCGCAGGCCGTGGCATTCGATGGTGACACCGGCCAGCACAGGCGAATTGACGACTTCGGCAGCCTTCAATCGGCAGTAGCGATAGCCGGTAGCCGCGACAATGTTGGAATCGACCCACACTTCGACCATGCCGTTCGATCCGGCGGTGGTCGCGAAACCGGAAGTGGTCGCGTCGGTCAACGCGCCCCAGGTATCCGCCGTCGTGCAGACGCGATATTTGAAGACGATTGCGGTTTCGTTCGTGGCCGCCGTAGTCGCCGTGCCGGTAGTGTCGTCGGCCGCAACAACGGTCAGCGTCGATGTGCCGGTAGCGCCAACGCCCTTTTGCAAGTAAAAGCAAATCCACTTGCAAACGCTGGCGTCCACGGTGTCGGTGTATTGGGTCGTGTCGAACGCATCGGCGATGGGAGGAATCCCCTGCGCCCGATGGATCGAATAGGCCGGACAAGTGTTGTTCATTTCAGAATGCCTTTCAAATCGAAACGGGTTTCGGGGTTAAGCACGGGTCGCCAGAGTGACGAACGGTGCGAGCGTGTTCGAGCCATTCGCCGGGGTCAGCTTGGCCTGCCAGAGCGGTTGACCGCCGACGCGGTAAACGACGCGGAAGGTTTGTTCTGCCGTGGTAAAGAGAACGTGCATCGAGCTTGCGAACTCGACGCCGCCCTTTTCGATCAGCATGTATTGCGACCAGTCGCCGAGCACGATGTCGCCAACGGTGCCGACCGTCGAGCAATATTCCAGCGGCACAACCGGCCGACCGAATAGCGTTCCCCATGGGGCTTGCGAAACGCCGCCGGGAGGCAGGAAGACCGGAACGCCGCCGGTGCCGATGACCTGCGACATTCCCATCAGTTGCGGTAGACAATCCTGGTTAATCATCCAGATTGCGTTGGGGAAACTCGGTGCCCAGCAGCGGGCGAACATCTTCTGGATGTTTTCCAGCGTGATGGTTGCTGCGGCTTGGCCCGTTTCCTTCGCAACCGATACGGTCGCATTGTGGCCGATGACGCCATTGAGCTTGCCGGTGCCATCGCCGCGAAGTGCGGCATTCTCGACGAAGAACTGAAACTCTTCGGTGAACGCTTGATTTGCGATTGACGTTAGCGCGGTCGCATCGGTCAAAAGTTCATCGGTCGCGTACATCAAGCCGAGCAGCTTGTGCAGCGGGATTTCCATGCGTCGGAATTGCGGTTTTTTTGCCGTTGCTGCAACGCCCTCATTGCCCCAGTAGGCTTGCACGCCGCCGTAGCGCGAACCGTCCGCACGGCTAGATTCGGAAACCGCGTTCATGATCAGGCCGTTCGAGTTCGGCCCGATCTGCACCCGCCGGACTCGGCTTGCGATCTGACCAAACTCGTAAACCCGCTTGAAGATTTCGGTGGCGAAATCCGTCTGGACTAGGAAGCCGCCGTCAGTCGGATTGGCTTCGGCCGCTCCAGACGGTGCGAGATTTTCATAGTCGAACAATCGCGGGTCCGGTGCCTGCCCGGTTCCTGCCCGGTGGATGCACTGGAGTTGTTCGCCGAACGACCGAAACGGCCGCTTGTGTTGCTTCGGAATCGCCGGAGCCGTCAGCGTTTGGGTGATTGGGTCCGGTGTCGTCTGCCGGGGATTCAGAACTTCGAGTTCCTTATCCCACGCGGCGACTTGCGCCCGGCGTTTTGCCGCGAGCTTTTCCTGCTCTTGCGCTTCGGTGATTTGGCCGTCGAGGTCCGAGATTTCGGCCATCAGCGCGTCATATTTGGCGGGGTCCGCGATTGCGGCCTTTGCCTCTTTGATCTTCGCGACGCGAGAGGCTTTGAGTTGTTCCAGGTTCATTGCATGCCACCCGTGCTAGGCTGGTAGCAAGAAACCAAAACGCTTTCGCGGTGTTGGAGAGCCACCAGCGAACAGTGTTTGTTCTGCCGGTGTTCCCGAACCACGAAAGCGTGTCCGAAGAACGTCGATATGTCGGAAGCCGATTACTCGGCCGCCACCAATAGCTTATGCGAAGCTATTTGGAATTGCAAGTCCTATTTGGGAAATTTTTCTTTGATCGGCAAAGTGGTCTGCGTCATACGTCCTCCGCCGCCATGTATTTCTTTGCCGCTTCAAGAAGTTCTCGCTGAAAAGGCTGTAGCGAATCGGCAAACCGCCTTGTGTCGTTATCGTGCGACAAAAGGTGCGAAGCCACCCAGGAGCATCCAGGGTTGAAGCCGTCTACGGATTCGAGCATTCGGATGCAACCCCAGATTGCATAAGCCATTTTGCTGGCCCGGTCGTTAAACGATTCGTCAGCGACCGCTTCCATGCTTGTCGATAGTTCGTCGACCTCAATCGTGACCTTGATCTTCATTCCGCCCCTTTCATGCCGCCGCCAACTCCATCAGTTCGATTTCCCGCCGACGCATTGCAATCTGCTCGTCGTCGGGGAACCTGTAGGCGAGGAACCGCTCGAGCCACGATCCAACCTTGTCGCGGATTTCGTCCCTCGACAGGTGCCCGAATTTGCGATTGAGCATTTCGGTTGCCTGCCGGACATCGGCGTCGCGCAGGCCATCGGCGTTCAGTTGGTGCCCTAGGAAGCCGTCAACCGCGTCTCCGGTGTCAACTACATCGCTGGCATGGATCGCAGTCGGCCGCCAGAGCGGTGGCAACGTCTCGCCCTTGTCGTCGACCTTGGGCCGATTCTTCGAATCGAGCATGTATTCTTTGTCCGCCTGCAACACCAGCGATGACGACAACGCTTCCGGGTCGCTTTCAGCCAGGTCCATCAAATAAGTGCCGATGTCGCCGCTTGGCGACGCGAACGCGGAGCGGTCAATTCGCAAGTCCGCCCGGACAAGTTCCATCTCGCCGCCTTTGCGTTTGACGGTTTCGATGCGCGGATTGAATGCCCGGCCGAGAAACGTGCCGATGCCGTCCGAGGATAGCGTCGGATGGCCGAGCCGGGATTTTGTGCCACCGGTGTTGGCCTTCATCAGCCGTTCGATTTGTCGCAAGGATTTGTGGTCGAACTCGCCGCGTTTGTCCTTGAAGACGCCCGCCTGTGCCACCACATAGCCGTTGATGGTATTGCTTGTCCGGTCAACGCCGATCATGCCGCCAACGGTGTCGGCGCGGAGCCATTCGGTTTTCATAGTGCGTCTGTCCTTTCGCTCTTGGCTTTCAATCGCGGGTCAATGAGCGTTTCGAGCTTCATGCCATCTTCTAGGATGACAACCGGGATTTCTCGCCCGATCTTTTGGTTGATCCATTTGAATTGTTCGCGGATGCACTCGACTTGTGCCTTTGGTATCCGCCGTTCGGTGCTGAGAACGAACAGCAACGCCGTCGGGGATTGCTCGATTGCGGCGAATGTGATATTGTCGGTCACTTCGCAACCCCAATCTGCCCATCGGCCAATTGTGCCTCGAAAACATCCACGTTCCAACGCGACGACAGTCCATCGGCCCATGCCTGCACGGCTGCCTCAAGTTTAGCCGGCGTTGCGGTTCCGGCCACTTCCAAGAGTTCGGCTTTCGAGCGGTCGCAGTGGCGCTTGGCGACAACGTACCCCTCGATTGCTTTGCCGCTGATTGCAAGGCAGACCGGCTTTGCGGATTCAGCGACCTTGCCTTCGTGCTTGGCGTAGAACGAATCAATCCACCCGCAAAACTTCGCCGGATGCTTCGCCGCACGGATCGCCTCGACCGCTTCAATTTTGAGCATCCGCTGCGTAACGTCCGCCATAAGCCCGGCCAATGCCGCTAGGCCGTTGTTATTCGATTGTCCCGCACCAGCAGGCATTTCGCCGGGGGCTTTCGGGTCTTCGCTGTCGTTTGGTTCGCCGGGCGCGGCCGGGTCTTCGTTGTCGGTTTTCGGCGGAGTTTCGTTGGTGTTGACATCGGGTGCTTCCTTTACCTCAATTGGGTCAATGATTCCGGCGATTAGAGTTTCATCGGCTTCGGGGAATGCGAGCCGCAATTGCGCCTTGGCGGATTCAGGCGTGATTTGCCCGGTTGCAACTGTCACAGCAATGGCGGTCATGGCGGTGATTTGGCCGGCCGCGTAGGCATCGGCTTGCAGGTCGGTTTCGGTTTCGCCAACAGCTTCGGGCATTGCCGCCGGTGGATTCATCGCCGCATCGTTGGCGCATTGAGCCGCGACCTCCTCGCACGCCACGGTTTCGAGCGACTTGAGATTTGCCATCACGAACCGCTTATCACCTTCCGGGCCGATGCTGTTTTCGTTTTCCATCGCCCGGTATTCGTTGACGGTCGTCGCGGAGTTTTGGAACTTGATTTGGAATGCGGTAGCCCTTGCAACGGCGTCGCCGCGAAGCAATGCCGAGACATTGAACTCGAAGAAGTACTCCTGCTGTTCGGCCTCGGTGAGCAACTGAACGGACATCGACTCTTCCCATCGGACAAGCCACGGCATGAGCGAATAGGTGATAAACTCCGCGCCCTGGTGTTCGATGTTGTTGTTCGTGGATCGCAGCAGGTCGTACAGCATATGCGGCGGAATGCGATACCAGCGGGCAAAGTCCGTGATGTTGGCGTTTCGCGTTTGCAGGAATTGGGCATCTTCGGCATTGAATCCGAGTTCGTGGAACTTCGCGCCCTCTTCGAGGATACCGACGTTGCCCACGTTGCCGCTGCCCTGGTGAACCGCGTTCCATGATCGGCGGAGATTCTGTACGCCGATGTCTTTCAATTTGCCGGGATGCTCGATGATGCCGCCGGGCTTGGCGTTGTTGCGAAAGAACGATTGCCCGAATCGTTCCGTGGTCAATCCCATAGCGATGTTTTCGCGGGCGAGCGTGATTACGCCCTTGCCGGTAAGCGAATCGTCGGACAGCGTGCCGGGAACGTGCAGCATGTTCTCCCACGAGATTTGACGACAGCTTCCGTTCTCCTGCCGAACGTCGTAATAGACCGTGCCATCGGATCGGCGGTTTGGCGTCACCCGCGACGGATGGATCGGCCAAAGGTTTGCGATGCGATTCCCCTGCGTCCGCTGGATTTCGCTGTAGCTGTTGCCGCTATTGACCAGCCGGGCGGTTTCCTGTTCCTTGAAATGGATCGGCGACATTTGCGAGTTCGGCCGCGAATGCACGATCCGATAGAGCGGGTGTTCGGTTGCCGGTCGCTTGCCGCCGTCGGGCTTGCGTTGGAACAGCTCGCACGGCAGAATGCCGACGCCTTCCCCCAGCACGCGGGTGGCGCATGCGACGGCCGAGTAGGTCAGCGCGATGTCATCAGTGATCTTGATTCCCGCCGCCGTCTGTTGACCGGTCGGCTGATACCAGAAGTCCGCCGTGGGAGCAGGTGCCAGCATCGACAGGCCGGATAGTGCGTTGCCGAGAAAACTCATCTTTTCGCCCGCTTTCCAATTTCATGCCCTGCCGCCCAGAGAACCAGCAACACGCCACCGACGACGAACGCCGCCCAAGGCGCGGCAAGCCAGGAGCCGTAGACGACCGCTATTGCTCCGAGGATCAAGGCGGCGTCCGTCATTTAACCCTCTCGTCGATAATCACGTCCATCTTGACCGTGCAAAGCGATCCGGCTTCCCAATGAATGTCGAACGCACGAACCTTGAGCGTCGATTTCTCTCCGTCAATCAGGATGCCTTTATCCGATCCTTGGCCGAGAAATTCAAATCGTCCGCATTTGATCGTTTGCGGTTCCGTCACGACGGTTTGCATGACAAGTTCCCGGCTCGGACTGAACGTGCGGAAGTCCTTGTTTTGGATGCTTGTCGTGTCGATAACGATGGCGTCAGTCATTCGTCCCCCACTCCAACCAAAACCAGTTCCACCCATCCGAGAGGACGCCATACTTCCAATACTTCGAATGACATCAGTCGTCGCCCCCAATGGTCAACATGCCGCGTGATTCGTAGACGCTGCCGCCCTCGGAAATCGACGACCGGCCCAACGCCATTATCAGAGCAACCACGCCGTCGATTTTCCGCTTTTCCTTTTGCTCCGGCTTCACCGGCCGGATGTTGCCGCTTGGGTCGCTTTTTGTCGAGACGTTGCCGAACTGCCAACGCATCACCGGATGATTCGGGTGATGGATTTTCCTATCGAGGATGAGCTTTTCGAGTTCCTTCATCGGCCCGGTGAAGTTCGTGATTGTCTGCGGGAACTTGACGCGGGTAATGCCGAACTCGTCTTCCAATTCCTGCGTCAATTGCTCCGCATTCCATGGGTCGTAGGCTAATTCGGTGATATTAAATTTCCGCGACAGGTCGCCGATGAACGCCTTGATAAACCGATAGTCGCAGACGTTGCCTTTTGTGGTCAGCAGCCAGCCGTCCCGCTTCCATTGGCGGTATTCCATCGGTGCATCGTGTGCGTTTGCCGTATCCTCTGGCAACCAGAAATACGACAACACCTTGTACTCGTCGTCTTGCCGGAACACCAATTGCAACGAGGTCGTGTCCCGCGTTTTCGCCAAGTCCAATCCGGCCTGGCAGTCCATGCCTTCGAGCATGGATTCGTCGAACGCCTCATAGCAGGCATTCCATTCGGCCACGTCCATCCACGGATTCGTTTGGGTGTCCCACACATTGAGCCGGTAGCGTTTGAATGCCGATTGCGTGCTTGGCGTCTTGTCGGCCTCGGCAACGTCGGCCGCGAAGTCCGACTCCTTCATTGTGACGCCCATCGAAGGATTGGCTTTGTACCACACCTTCGGATCGTGCCAGTCGTCGCCGGGGTCCGCCGCCCGGATGTATCCGAAGAATCGCGTATCCTGAACGGTGCCATCGATGACCTGCCGGGCGTATTCGTGTTGTTGCCAGCAGACGGATTGCTGATCGTTGCCCGCCGTCGTGATGACGAACCGCAACGGCTGCGACCGTGCGGCCCCCGCGAACTTGAGCGAATCCCAAAACGCCGTGCCGGGCCATGCGTGCAATTCGTCGACGATGATACAATGGGCGTTCAAGCCTTCTGAGCCGTGCGCCTCAGACGACAACGCCCGGTAGTACGATTCGGTTTGAGCGAACGCGATGTTCTTTGTGCTGCGGTTGACCTTCAATAGCTTCGCGAGTTCCGGCGACTTATCGACCATGCGGATTGCTTCGTCGTGAACGATGCTGGCCTGTTCCTGCTTGGTTGCCGCCGAGAAGACTTCCGCCCCGCGTTCGCCGTCGCCGACCAGCATGTAAAGGCCGATGCCGGCCGACATCGTACTCTTGCCGCCCTTCTTTGCGATCTCGATATACGCGATCCGAAACCGCCGCGTGCCGTCGGGGTTCTTCCATCCAAACAACGGATACATCACGTCGTCGCGTTGCCAGTCCTGCAACTCAAACGGCTTGCCGGCAAAGTCGCCTTTCGAATGCCGCAGGAAGTGCGGGAAGAATGCGCAGACCTTCACGGCCGCGCGTTCATCGAACCAGCAGCCTTGCGATACTGCAAATTCGTCAGCCGGGTTGCGTATCCATTTCGTGTCTATCAACCGAATTTCCTGTTGAATGCTTCGAGGGAATCGTCATCTTTGCCGCCTGCTTCAATCGGCGTCAGCTTTTGCCGGTTCGATTGGCCGATGCCAAGCACAGCGGCGCACCGCAACATTCGCGATACCGCGTCCGCCCGGACTTTCACCCGTGGCGAACAAACCGGGCCATGCGGACCTTCGAACGTCGATCCTTCCGCATTGATCGCCACCGTCTCAATTCGGATCGTCGCCACCGCTTCGCAATAGACCGCCAGCACATCGAGATCGGCTGGAGCGCATGTCTTGCCGTTCACAACTTCCGGCAACTTCACCCGCCAGACCTCTTTCGCCACGTCGCATAGATGCTCAGGAGGGTCAAGATTCGCGTCTGCGAGGCTTGCGGTTGCTTCCCGGTGCAAAGCCCGCTTCCCTGGATTGCCGGCAATGCGGAGCAAGTGTGCCGATTTTCTGACGCCTGCCATCGAAAACCCCTTGTTTTATGCTGCGAAATCACGCGGAAGCG